ATCTCTTCTTCGTCATCAAAGCTGTCAAAAGAGACTTCGGAAAATTCCATACTATCAAAATTCCATGAAATATCGAAATTACCAACATCACCAGAACGATCTGCTATAACCGCAACATTTAATAATTCACCATTTTTTAAATCTGGGTTTTGGTATAGAGCGGTCATAGAATCACAAACTTGTATTATAATATCAGAATAACCAAGAGATTTGTAAGATATATCATTTTTCTTTGTGCTTACTTGCCTATTTAATTGTGTAGAACCAAAAACACATACATTATTCTTTCTTGCTATATCTGCTAAATCAATAGCTATATTACCTACTTTTTGCCATGTATCCGAATTTTTGTTTCCATCATCAAATAAATAAAAGCTATCTACAAAAACTATATCTGGTTTATATTTTAGTATCTTATTTAAAATTCCATATACTGTGCCGCTCCTTTCAATATTATCATTCGCTAAAAATATAAATTTATTATTTCTTGCTAAAAATTCTTTTTTATCAGCTACTAAACTTTCTATGTTTTCATCCGTTAATATTTTTCTTCTTATATTTGCATAAGGAATTTTAGAGTGTATAGAGTCAAATCTCTCTTGAAGTATGTGCGGCGGCATTTCTTTTGAAATAAATACTATGTTTGCACCATCCATATAGAAATCATGTGCTAACTGTAACATAAACATTGTTTTTCCTACTTTTGCTCTGCCCGCAATTATATGCAGTTCCTGCGGTTTAAAACCACCAATTAGTTTGTTATATGTTTCATACTTCGTCATATATCCAGATGGTAACTTACTTTGCATTGCGTTTTTATAATACTCTATTTGTGTTAGACTATCTATAGATAAGTCTAAAAGTTTTTTGCTTTCTGTATTTCTTATAGCTGATTGAAGTATATTTATTGTTTTTTCTAAATCTTCTTCAACAAAATCTGTTGCTTCCATCATTGCTTTTTTTACTATTGTTGTATTGTATATATCAATTAACCGTTCTACATAAAATTCCATTTTTTCCGGCGATTCTTCTATAATAAAATTTGGGAAATACTGAATAATTGTTTCTATGTCTGGTATTTTTTTATACTCATAATAGAAATCAACAATAAATTTATATATATTTTGAAACTCTCCAAAATGGTATGATTCTACATCTTCCGGAAGTTTGTTGATATTAAGTATTTTTGATATAAGTTTTTGCTCGATCAAATTTTCACCCTCGCCATTTCATAGTTTTTTATCTCTTCAATAGTATAGCATAAAACGGACTGTTTGTAAAGGGCATGAATATTTGGGTCTTTTACATAGAACTTAACATTTGGTAAATTTATATAGCTAAAAAAGGAATCTTCTTCATCCAACATTCTTATTGGAAAATCATATTTTTCTATTACTTTTGAAATAATTCTTTTTGTCTTGTTGTTATTAAAAAATATAAATATGTCTAAATTAAGTTTTTCTGATAAAAAGAATGTAAAATTAAATAAAGTATTAAAATCTACTTTCTTACCTTCAATAAAAAAATTTGCATCTAAGACAATAGATGGATAAAATCCAGTTTCTATATCATAATTCAATCAGAATCACCTTACTTATTGTCAATAGATGTTTTATTTTCTTGTGCAGACTGTGATTCTAATATCTTTTCTGAGTCTTGTTTTAATTCAGAATAAAAACTTTCATTCCCGATTTTTTTCTCATCTTTTGGCAGTTCTACTTCTACAGGAAAATCTTCTCCGAGAAGGCTTATTATATCATCAATGTTATCCTGATTTTCTCCAAGAGCTTCAAGAGCCATTCGTTTAGTTATCATTCCGAGCGCTTTTTTGTGTTCTATAAGAGTCATTGTATTTACTTCATCAACCGGGAACGGTGACGGGTAGCTAAGTTTAAATTTTGGTGTGTCACTTAATTCTAGTACTCCTTTTGCATCTAATATCAGAAGTATCTTCCAAATAACTTCTTCTATTGCCGGCGACATAAGTATTTTCTTTCTTCCGGCTTTTTGAATAAGAGGATAGTATAGCATTTTCATAGCAGCAGAAGAAGTGTTACTAATACTTAAACTTTTGCCTCTGGCAATTTCTGGTATATCTGCTAATTCCCAAACTTTATTATCTAAATCTCTTATAAATGTATTTATAGCTTCCAAGTCTGTTTCCATACTTAAATTTTCTACGCGAGAATCTTTTGGTAAACCAGACCAGACACGTTTTGCCGATCTAACAAGGTCTTGTCTTTTAACACCAAACATCAGGGTTACAGGGCTTCCGTGATAGTCTATAATTTCTGATAAATCTCTCATCTTTGCTATAATTTCTTTATTCAAAGTAAAAATGTCATCAAAATCGGAAAGACCAAAGTAACTTTTTGTGTTTCTTATATTCGGGATATGTGTTATTAAAAACTCTCCTGTCGGATTCGGAACAGTCATTACAATATGATCGTTTCTGTATACTTCTACACGATCTTTATAATGAACTTCTGTCATATATTCTCCACGTAAATCTGTAAATTCTACAACAAAAAAATCAACGGTTTCCTTATCAAAATCATTGACACGCGGGTATACATTAGATGGGTTTAATACAGTTATTTTTACTTGCCCGTTTTTTATTCCATATCTCTTCAAAAAAGGGTTATTTTCTTCCATCTCTTCAAACCCAATTTTTATATAACAATCACCATAAATAGAGGTATTTGATCCAATGTCATAGCATATTCCAGCAAAATTATTATACTGAAATACTAAATCCACGTCTTTCTGATATTTTTTGCTTTCATCTAAAAAAATTGGCTTTACACCGGTTTCACCAAATAAAAACCATAGGGTTGTAGTTACTACTTTTCTTAAATTATTTACAGCTATATCCTCTTCGTATTTGTTTGTTAGTCTATTCCAGAAAACTCCTCTATATGCTAACCAAAAAATATCCCACTTTGCTTTCCTGTTCATGTAATCAATATCATTTCTCATAATAGATAAAAAATTTGAATTATCCATAATTTCCTCCAAACTAATATAAACCTTCAAATGATTCTATTGAGTTATTGTCTATTTCATTGTTCATACATAAAACAGCTAACATTAAAGAGTTTATGTAGTCATCATGTTCTATTCTCTGTTTGCTTTTCAAAGATTCTACAAGCATAAAATTTTTACGCTGTACCCATAAGGATGCAAAACAATCTTTTTTAAACCTTTTATATTCTTTTGAATTTTGTACAGAATAAGACGATGGAATAATAAGAAATCCGGCGTCTATAGTTGAATCTAATTGCATATAGCCAAAAGCCTTTGATTTGTCCGAATAAACAAACCTATCTATATAAATTCCTGTATTGCAATAATAACTTTCAAATTCATCTGCAACCGCTTCACCAATTCCTGTACTATCTAATAAAATAGTTGAAATATGATAGTTGCTCAAAAATTCTGTTATTTTAATTCGTTGCTCCGTATAGTTCATGTCGTCTAATTGAAGCCATCGTAATACTTGAAATTTTATCTCTTCTTTTATTGTAACTTTTTTAAGTACAGTTACAACTGTGCTATCTAATTTTTTTCCCAAATCTATACCAGCAACAATAAGTGAATCTGGGTTTTTGTCATAGAAAACATAGTCTAAATTATAATCTAATATTCCTTGCAATCTTTCTTTGTTAATAAATAAAGACTTCTCGTGTCCCCAAATCAAGTTGTAACCCCTATCAAAAGCATTTCTACTTATTCTTCCTTCTTCCACGTCTTTTAGCCTCTGCGCAACATATTTTTTATAGCGCGGATTAAATTCTTGTACATGCTTATAATCAAATTCAAAATGCTTTCTTTCATCAGAAACTCTATTAGATGCTATTGTATTAGAAAATAAACACTCGCCTTCTCCAGCAACACCAACTAATGTTATGGTTGCGTTTGTTGCTGATCCCATAGGATAAACATTTTCTGTTACTTCTTCTTCATTAGGTATTTTTTGTGCTTCATCTATAACAATAAAATCATACGTATAAGAAAATAAGTTTTTTGATAGCAACGAATGGTTTCTTATTACCGAACCGTTTGTAAGCTGAATTGGGTTTTTTGATTTTAATTCTGTACTAATTGAAGCATCACTTAAAAATGGTTTTGCTTCGTCTCTTTCTAAAGAATCTGAAACTCTTGAAAATAGTGTTTTAGATACAGTTTTTTCTGGCGCAAATATTCCAACTTTAAATCCTTTTTCAAAATGCCCCAATTCTTCTTTATACAGCTTTGCTAGCTTAGGCAATAGAATGGCTAATGCTTTTATAACAATAGCTATACTTTCTGTTTTTCCAGCCTGCCGAGCAATTTCTACAGTAAAAACGGATCCTTTGTTTAATAAAATATCTATAATAATTTCTCTAGCAATCTCTACTTGATATGGATAAAGTTTTATATTGTCAAACATCTCTCCAAAAGTTATAATTTTTTCTGCAATAAATTCTGTATCAAATTCTTTTACTTTAGTGCTATTTACTTCTTCTTCCACAAGTAACTCATAATCTACTTTTTCTTTAGTTTTACTTTTTTCTTTTTCATCTAAAAGACTCTTTACTCCTTCTTTACCTATTAAAATTGGCATCTAAATCTCCTATCTAAGGTGTACGAAGTATCTCAAACAAAGGTGTTGAATCATCATCTATGTCCGATAGCAACTCATATATAGCATCTCCGTAAACCTCTTTTATATTTTTTAATCCCAAATTAGAATTTATCATTGTTCCTTTATTTGCATTTATTCTGAACCTAATAAAATTTTCTAGTGTTTCACCAGAAAATTCTTTCTTTTTATACTCTCTGCCGAAGTCATCTAAAACTAAAAAATCTTGATTTTTTACAAAATCATAAAAATCCCTATCATTAAAAAATAAGTCATAAAAAGTGTATACTGGTATAAAATAAAAAGCTGTTTTATTACATTTAAGAATATATTTAAGTAATGCGATAGATAAGGCTGTTTTACCGCTTCTATAATCACCAGATAAAAATATTCCTTTTCCTTTTTTGTACAATGAATGACTACCATAATTCTTTAATTTTTTAATAAGCGAATCCCATTCCGGTAAACCATACTGCTCAAAGCTCTTAAATGATATGTTCCAATATCTTTCTGGTATGAATCTGCTTTCATAGACTGATTTTATTATTCTACTGTTCATCTGAAACCCCAAGTTTTTTAAGTCTTTTGAGCGCGTTCCCACTTTCTTGAACAGGTTGCTTTTTACTTGATTTAATATATCCGGTATAAATGCTATTAAAATATGCACAAAAAGCCGGTAAGGTTACTGTATCCAAACCATATAATTCAAAGTTGTCTAAAGCATATTTATAAGCATTTTTTATTGTGCCTAAATTTATTTTTTCGCCTGTTGATGGATTTTCTGAATTTTTAATTAATTTCTTTAGACATGCCATTTGTTTGTAAATTTCTGTTGTTTCTGAGAAATTGAATTTTTCATAAAATAAAATATTCATTTCCCTTAGTAAGCTAACAATAGGTACATCCTCTGGTGTTTTGTCTAAATTGGAATATCTTCCAATAAACTCACTACCTTTTTTTGCAACTTTTGGTTTATTTTCTTTTTCTTCTGGGCTTTTATCCATAAACCATCTCACCTCGTTTCCTTCCAATGTCCCTAAAATTATTTTGTACTGATCTTCCTCTGATTTAATTTTTGATACTTTAATTAAATTTAATTCTATTAAACTTTTTAGATGATTTATCATTTGTTCTTTTGTAATATTGAACATCTTAGCTAAATTGTTTAAGGATATTTTTATGTAAATAAAATTATTTTTTGTTTGCTGGCTATCAAGCCATAATTTTTTTAATACCACATAAAAAACATATAACTTTTTTTCTATAAGAGCCTTGTATAATGAACTATTTACCGCTTGCATAATTCCCTCCATACAGTCTAAATATAATTTCTCCCCTTCTACATTCCCAAGTTCCTAATACAAGCCTATCTTTTATAAATTTTATTAAATTTGCTTTTTCCAAATTTTTTATATCATCATTAGATAAGATAGTATCAAAAAATTCCGGCACTAAAAATCCTGAACTCCTTAAAAAAAGTATTTGTGAATCATTGGTTTCTAAAAAACACCGAGAAAATAGAAACATTAACGTATTATAATTACTCTCAAAAATTCTATTTTCATTTCCAGACCCAATAATAGCCGATTCAAAAAAATTCATTTATTGACACCTCTTTAGTCATTTGCTGTATTATAGCACAAAAATTTTTGTGTGTCAATACCCAAAAATCAGCTAATTATTTTTTATCTGAGTCAAGATAAAATTTATATAATTTAAAAAGTTCTTGTATACCTTCCCAAAGAATAGTGTGTTTTCTCCACAAATCATCCATTTTATCTGTTCCGGGGTATGTTTTACTTATTTTTTTAAGTATTTTTTGGGAATGTTTCATAGCTTTCAAAATTTTTTGCTCATAAATAAAACATGTGGAATCAACCAAAATAATCACCACTTTAGTTTAAATCTAATAATTTTTATTCAAAAAAGTTTAACCAACAGTATAAAGACGTAAAATAAATCTTGTTTATTTCAAAACATCTTTATAGCTATTATTAGGTTATCAATAACCCACTAAAACATTCAAAATATTCCTTTTTAGTAGATAATTGTTAGTTGTTCATACAGTTAAAACAACTGGGTGTAACCTTACACCCTCTATCCCATTGCCAAAAGCGTTTGGGAATACTTTTTTGAGAATTTGATATGCGCCGTTAACATCAGCATTGATTTTTATTCCTGAATTACTGACAAATAAACCACGGTGTTTCCTACGCTTCTTGTTATAGTTCTCTCTAATCGGTAACTCGCCATCAAGGAAGCTCGTGCCGGAAGTATATGATTCCTCGGTAAGAATCACTTCAATGCCTACTTCAGCAGCTTTGTACTGAATTTTTCGAATTAAGGAATCAAAAGGAATCATGACAAATTTCTGATTGTTCACTTTACCGATGTTAATTTCCCGCTTAAAGTCCTTGTTTAATCCAACTATGATTTTAGAAACGTTATCCTTCACTGCTTGATTTATCAGTAGTCGTGAAGCTTTGTGCATGTAATCTTCTACTCTCCTGTTTCTTTTACTTGTAAAACTCTTGATCTGTTTTGTTGTATTCTTCCCGTTGATCTTCTTAGCGATAGAAGCCAAAAAAGCTCTCTTCTTGTTGTAGTATTGGTTCATCGATTTAAGACCTTTACCGTCGATAACAAAAGGCTGTTCGCCAAAGTTATTCACTACGGTTAATAAGTTATCCAAACCGATATCAATGCTATAATAGCGTTCGTTATCTGCTACCAGTGGGACATCTTCTACTTCATAAACAATCTCTACACTGATTGAATGACCTCTTGGTAAAAAACGTACTTGATTCAAGTTACTTACTTTCGTTTCAAGAGTAAAACCGTTGAAGGTTTTTGGAAAATGGATAATGCCGTCTTTTAACTTGCATACTTGATTGGTAAGGATCAAGATATTCCGCCCAGTTTTCTCCTTATATTTTGGTAGTTTCGGTCTACCGGAAAAACTTTCTGGGTTTCTTTTGTACGCCTTTATCGCCTTGAAAAAAGATGTCCAGTTTTTATCAAGTAACCGAAGAGTTTGTTGTGCCGCCTGAGCGGAAGGCATGTTTCGGTAATCGCCATGTTCCATATCCTGTTTAAGAGCTTTATCCAAAGCTTGATATCGTACCCATTTCCCGTCATTGATAAACACTTGTCTAACGATATAATTTGCAGCATTATAGAGATTTTTACTGTTAAAGCAGAAATTGTCTATCAAATTAAAGAACGGATTGTTCTTTTTGATTAAATGTTTCTCTACTTTAATCAGCAGAATCATCTTCCTCTAATACCCGCTTGATTTTGGCTGTCTTCCTTTTCGAGTACATTTTCATACTGAAACAATGTAGCAGACTTATTATCTCCTCAAATATTTCTTCTTTATCAAGCTTTTCATTACCAACCTCAGACATTACTACAATTTCAGTATGATATTTTCTAAAGAGATGACTGAACAAATCAAAACCAACTCTACTTAGTCGGTCTTTGTAAGTAATAACCACTCGTTCAACTTGGCCGGAGACGATCAGATCAAGTAAATCAAAGAACTGTTTGCGTTTTTCAAATGAAATGCCACTGGCTACATCAGTAAATATTTGGTTAACTGTCCACCCGTTAGTAAAGCAAAATTGTTTAAGTAGTTCTATCTGATTATTTAAGTCGAGCTTTTGCTTTGTAGTGGAAACTCTGGAATAAATGCAAGTTTTTCTTACCAGATTTCCGTGAAAAAGTTCGTAAACGGATTTTTCATCATAATCATACCTGCCGTTATGTAGCACTGTGACTTTAATCAGTCCGGCTTTAGTATAATTAGTTAGAGTTGCTCGGCTGATACGTAGTAGGTTAAGAACTTCTTTCGCTTTCAAACATACCACCTCATAAAAATGTTTTACAACACTTAGACTTATGGTATGTGCAAAAAGT